TTCAATATCGGATCGTCAAGTCTATTGAGAAAAGATTTTGCTATAAAGGCGCCGTCAGCATTTTTTGAACTATTTATCAACGCCTCAATATAACCATGTTTCAAAGCATCCCAAGTTGGCTCATCAACAGTATTCCTAATTAACCGTATTTGTTTACTTGCGCCTTTTTGGAATATCCTTGGCACTGCCTTTTCGGGGTTATCTGCTAAATTACGGCTAAGGTTTTTAATGATTTTGCTGTTAAATACTTCTTTTCCTGTTCGGTGAAATTTATCCGCAAACCGTTTCATCGCTAATGCTTCCGGCGCTAATCGGCGACCGGCTTTATCAATTGCACCATCAGACATTTTGGATAATTGCTTTGTTACACCAAGAGCGACATCTTTTGTAACTGACATATTTCGAGATTGAGTTAATAAAGCTGAACGCAAACTACTGGCTTGCTTAAAAGTTACCCTATCAGGTAAATTAACTATACTGTCTAATAAAGTATCGCCGGTAGCGCTTCTAAGAACTCTCACTTTTGATTGTAAGCGACTTTGAGCGAATTTCTTTAACGGAGTTACATCTACAATATCTCCGACTGCGCCTGACCTCTTGACGAGTTTATCTACTTGGCTATAAATTGACCTCGAAGCTCTCTTGAAAGCAGTATTCTTTTTATTAAGAGTATCCATGAGAATCTCGCCCACTTCCTCGCCGGTTAATCTTCCTGTTGATTTTGCAAAATCATCTGATAAGTCTCTAACTGCTCTTGTTATGGCTGCGGGAATCTGAATTGTCTTGAGTCTTTGTAATCGACCGCCGCCAAGAAGCGAACCTTCTGCGATAGATTCCATTAAATCTATCAAGCGATTATCTGTAGCTTGCGCGAGAGTTATGCCTAAGCCGGATTTACGTAATAATTTTGCTGCTTCTTTTGCGCCTGGAGCAATTATCTTGCGACCTATTGGGGCTAACGCCCTTTTGCCCACAAAACCTATACTCCTCGCAAACCCTCTACCAGCTAATTCTGAGCCAGCCTCTTCGAGGCCTGCGATTAACTGCTCTGTGTAAAGCTCCCTAAGAGTCATCGGCTTTGCGCCGGGTTGATTCATCCTGAATGTTTGCTGGATTCCCTTGCCCCCAGCGCCACCCAAAAAAGCCCCTAACGCAGCACCAGTTAAAATAGCTGTTCCTTTTAATAAAGGATGTCCTGCCGGTATCCTCGCTCCTGCCATAGCGCCAGCTTTTGCTCCCGCCAAACCCCCAACTGTGCCTCCCGCTATTTGTGGCAAATCAGCCTTTAATCCTTGAAAAAATGTAGGGTCGGTTGGTTGAATTTGACCTGCCATTAAACCTCGTTGTAAAAATTCTAATTGACGTTCCTGTTGTAGTTGTTCTTCGGGAATTGGCTCTGATGTTAATACCCGTCCCTCCAGCCCCTGTTGTATATTTTCTAATCGCTGTGATTGCGCAGGTTCACTCGTGACAGTTGCTGGTTGCGCACTTTGTATATTATTTAACCTTATAGCCATAGTTACCTCACAGGGTCGCCTCGTGGCGTCCCATCAGCATCAAAGCCGGTTATTGTAAAAGGCTGTCCGTTATTTATTACAGTTTGGCCTACTTGGAATTGCTGTTGTTGCTGCCGCGTAACATCAAACTTCTTTGCTCCGCCAAAAATCGCCCTCTTATTTAACCCAAGTTCATCGGCGGTTATTGAAAATTCATCAAAGGCTTGGTTGAATAATTTCCTCGAATCTTGCTCTAATGCTAAAACTAAATCTCTTAGTTCTTTTCTGTCCTCTGGGGTAAAACCAAGACCACCTTTTATTATTTGTTGAAGTTTGCCCCTCCATTTATTAATAAGCCTTTGCCCTTCAAAAGTGGTTGCAAATTCACCTTCCCTCACAGTTGAACCCAAATCAGTCAGTTTTTGAAATGACTTAGCAAGAGTTATATCAATTGGCCCTAAATTCTTACCTGTAACTAAAGAACGATTATAGGCAGTCTCAACATTTCTTGTGAACTTTTCAATTATTCTAATATCTTTCACCCTGCTATCTTTAGCGAATTCACTTCTTTGTTGCAAAGTATCTCGTCTTATATCTTTTTCGCCAATAGTTACCTGGACCTGCGCTCTTCCCTCAAGTAGTGTTTTCAGGCTTGCTCTTTCGGGTTCTGTAATAGTACCAGCTCGCTCTTTTGCCTGGAGTTCTAAAATTCTTTGCGCTTGCAATTGAGGTCTGGTTACGGGCCCTGCGCCAGCCACAGCCATGCGCCCCGCAATATCCTGCTGGCCAAGCGATTGCTGTGCCGCAAATTGCTGTGCAAACGGAGCAGTCAATCCCCCGGGCAAACCTAAACCCTGTAACTGCTGGGCTGTGCGCTGTTGTTGCTGTCTTTGTAATATACCTGCAACAAGATTTTGAGCGCCTAATCCTAATCCTGCAAATTGTTCAAACCTTGGTAATACTACTGTGTCTGCCATGAATTAACTCCTATTAAAAACCACCAAATAACAGTTGTGTATTAGTCGGGAAATTCGGGCCTGTTGGTAAGAAATTTTGTCCAGTTTGCCCGCCGCCTAATATATTCCCAAAACCGCCAGCCCCAGCAAATGCGCCAAGTGAGGGCAATAAAGAAGACAATAGCCCTTGCCCCTGCGGTTGAATTACATTTGTAAACGCCTGTGTACCCAAAGCCAAAGGCCCGAATTGTGCCAAAAATGGATTAGCTTGGGGCTGTCCTTCAAGGAATCTGGCCTGTTCTGCGCCAGCCACACCTCTTGGCAACTGTTGTTGTAAGCCGCCTATATTGAATAACTGGCTCAATAAATCCGTCCCCTGTGCGCCCAACCGAGTACCCTGCTGTGCTAATATACCCGGTAATTGTGCCAAATTGCCACCTAAACCAGCACCTTGGAACTGTAAACCGGGTTGCTGCAAAGCCGCTTGGCCTATAAATGGGGCTGTCTGGGCACTTAATCCTAATTCCAAATCAGCACCCGCCTCCGATAAGGCTCTGTTTAAGGCCCCTGACGGGCCGCTGGTTGCGCCAAAGCGTTCTAATAGGTTAGGAACTATATCTTCTTGGAAACCCCTCAGAGCAAGCTGTCTGGACGGCTCAAAGGCTTTCAGGATGTCTTGTGTTGGGTCAAAGCCCAAACCCTGCTGTAATGCGCCTTGTGCAGTACCAAAAAGCCCCTGTCCTTGTGTAGGGTCAAATTGCAGAGCTTGGCCGATAACGGGTGCTAACCCACCAGCCAAACCGAATCCCTGTTGCTGTAATGGCCCAAATGGTACTTCGCCCGGCCTTATACCCTGAAACGGCGTTATGCCCTGAAGTTGACCGCCTTGGAATTGGCCTGACAGGAAATTATTTATCAATTCCAACAAATCCCGTTGTTCTGGTATTAAGGTCGGCACTTGCGTTGCTTCAAAGCCGCCTCCACCGCCACCGCCAAATATACTATCAAATAATCCCATAATATTATCTCCTAAGTTCCAACTATCATCTTTATTCCCATATTGCTTCTCCTGTTAATTAAGTTCCGCCGACCATAACTGCTGTTATGCTTCCATGAACAACGTCGGCATTGTTACTGTTGGTTGTATTTTCCATCCACAGACTTAGTTCTTCATTTCCATTAGGCAAATCAATCATACAAGTTCCTCCCATATTCCCTATATCGGAATTATTGCTGATAGTTCTGTGGGCTTCGCATTTATCTCTTACAAAGGTCGTGGAATCAACCGTCAACCCTGCATGTATTTGTGTATTTGCTGCACCTGTAACCATTTTGAAGCTTAAGTTCCATGTAATATGATATACACCTGCTTTTGTCACAGTGAGATAATGCTGTGTCCCGCCCGTAGGAAAAGTAATACCATTTAGGTCGCCTGCCAGCCAGCCATCTTCTATAGATGTTGTCCCATCATCTTCGACCTCGGCAGGAGTATTTAGAGTCAAAGCAACAATAATTGATTGAGTACCATCTACGTACATGTGCCCAAAGAGAAGCCCCGCCGTGCCTGCGAAAGAGAAGTCGCCTGTGCCGGAGATTTGGACTTCGTTCGTACCGTCGCCAAAAGCTGCATCGCCTAAAACGAGGATGCCATGATTTATCAATCCTCCCGGTGAACCGTCGCCTGTAAATGTTTTATCCGCCGCCGCCGTAAAATGCCCTGCATAGGTAGTTACGTTTCTATCGTTGATGGTACTGTCAAGGCCGTTGTCTATAACAATGGTTTTTAGAGCGTAAACGAATCCGTCTGGTTCATTGCCTACAACGGCCTTGACGGCGTTATATGTACCGTCTAAATGAGCTTCAAAATCAGCAGTACGTACGTAAACAGGGTCTGTGATTGCCCCCGAAATAGTTTTGCCGTCCCATCCAAAAAATGCTTTTGTTCTTATACCGCCAAACTGGTACTGCTTGCCACTAATACCAGAACCTGTAAAATCTTCTTGATGGTTTGCCTCAAAATCGAGTCCAAGTATATTTAGGCTTTGTCCTGTAATGGCTCCAAGAGACCTTGCTCCACCAAATATACCAAATAAATTAGTAGTCCCCGATATACCGTTAATTTCAGAAGCGATCTGTGCACCCACACGATTCCCAGATGGATTAGACCAACACGGTTCAACGGTTATGCCCGCCCGCAGGTTGTTGCTTGTCGGGTTTCCACTATCAGATATAAATTCACCCATAGCGGCAAAACCCGCATCGGATGTATCAGTAGTTCCCACGGCAAGAAGTGTATCGGTGTCACCAAGAGAGCCTATGTTTACCTCTGCGGCAGTGGCTATGCCTGTTACCGTTAAATCCTGCTTAACTGTAACAAGATTAGTTGCAATAGACAGTTCCGCCGTTCCGCCTATCTCTAAAGTAAGTGGTGTACCGCTTGCCCTGTTTATACTGCCTGTGGTGAGTTCGCCTGTGCCCAAACCCAAATTAGCAGCAGTTATATTATTCGGAAAGAGAATGTCACCAGCACTGTCAATCTGCATAGATTGAGGCTGTCCAACAGAGCCTATATAATTATCATTGGGTAATATCAAATTACCATTAGTGTCAATTTTAATAGCTTGCGGCTGCCCTGCAGAACCAATAAAACCGTTGTTAGGAATTATTAAATCCCCTGTTAGTAATGCTAAATCACCGTCTGGATTCAATGTCATTAAAGTAGTTGCACTTGCAAAATCGTAAGCCAATATCTCAGCAATAGAATTTTTACGCCAAATATAATCATTGCCGGAGTCTGTCATCATATTAAACCCTGTCGACCCCTGTGTAATCAATGTAACCCCAGCAGGCGTTCCGCCTATATCTCCTCTCGCCATGAGAAAATTAGTAAGTTCGTTTGTGTTATTCAAAATCAAACCATCGGCAGTAGCTCCGGCAACTGTTATCGTGTGTGCACCAGAACCGATTGTGCCTGAAGAAGAATAATCGCCTGTTCCTGCGCTTATATCCAAATCCGAGCCGGAAATATTGCCTACATCCGCTAAGTCATTGTGAATCGTAACATCACCGGACGCCCTATCAACCGTTATTGCCTTGTTAGTAGTGCCTACTTCGTTCTCATGGTGATACAATATGAGTTCTGCTTCAGATGAGTCGTGTATCCAGGTAAACCCGAACCCCGGGCTACCGTGAAACATGCCAAAGCGGGTATCAAAATCACCGGCCAACGCATCCGCTGTCTGCATATACAAATCTTGAGAGGCCTCTGTGGTGAAAAGGCCTACCAGAACATCGCCCACAAGTTCAATATCGCCGGTAGCGTCAGCTAATATATTAGGATTACCCCTGAATATAACTGTCGGGAAAAGCGTCATTGTCCCGCCTAAAGGAGTAGGCCTTCTTAATATTTCAATGAGAATCTTTTCTTCTGCGTCCGGGGGAGCGTTAAATGCGATAAGTTCGAGCCTTTCCTCTTCCTCTCTTCCGCCCCCGACATCTTCGTTATCAATGTACTTCCACTGAAAACCTTCTGCTGTGGCCGAAGGCCCGTCAGCGGTGGCCTCAAACATATTCAGCACTACTTCGCCGTCAGTAGGGGCCCGTAAATTCAAATCATGTACTTTCAGCAGGCTCTTGTCATTCCAGTCAAAGTCGGCCCCGGCCTGCGTACTCAAATCGGCAAGAACCTGGGTAGCCGTTCTATAACCTGCGTCAGTCCCGTCCGTTCCGAGGAAACTTGTGGCAGTAGCGCCCAGGGCCGTGCCCGCTGTCAGTTCATCCCATTCAGGAGTTGAGTTGCCATAAATAATAGAACCTCTTGTCACAGCATTTGCTACAGTATCTGAATGACGTACAGATAATACATTATGCGTAAGAGGTAAATCAGAAACCACCTGAGAAACCGTTCTATAACCTATGTCAGTTCCATTAGAACCAAAAAAACTTGTAGCGATAGCTCCCAAGGCCGACCCAACCACCAGTTCATCCCATTTGAGCGTTGCGTTGCCATAGATTAAAGACCCTCTGGCCGGAGGTGTACTGTTAGTGGTATCACCATGAGCGGCACTTATAAGGTCGTGAATACCGGTACCGACCGGTCCCGGACTATTATCATCTACATATTTTTTATTTGCTGCATCGGTTTCGGCTGTGGGCGTGGCAAAATTTGTTCCCTTGCCGCCACCAGCGTCAACACCCGCTTCTGTTACCACGGAAAGCAGGAATACTAAGCAGTAAATCCACCCTTGTTTACCCATGTCCCTGACTCTCGCCTTTCTACCTTTATGTTTGTTCCATCATTACGAATTCGCCAATTACCATCTTGTTCTCTTCCTGTGTTATTGGGACTTATTATCTCATAGTGATTTTGAAAAACCCTGTCCAAAAGCCAGTTGACTCGTTTCGGTATTCGATTGAATACAAACCGCTCTATCCACGAAACCAGTTTTGATATATACCTCGGCAGGTCTTCGCCTTTTTTGTAAATCACAAACTTTTCTGTGTCTTTTAGATTTTCCATATTTCAATTTAACATACCTCCAACATCTTGGAAAAACGGAATTATCGCATGAATGCGAGGTCGATTGTTCGTAGCATTGTTTGTAATTTCTATCCTGTGAAAATCAGCGGTTGCAAATACATCAACTCTATGCCAAGCCTTATCATCGGAACCCCTGACAGCCGTACAGGTTACGGTCTTAGTCTGAAATGCAGTTGAGTCGTTATTTATATAATTTAATACATCGAAAGTTACACTGGCATCAACATCTACAAGGAATAATAAATAACCAAGTTTAGCCCTGTGTCCTAACTTGGTATAAGGATTCCACTCGCCACTGATTGCGTTAAATTCGATTGCAGAAGTATCATCAGAATCGCCGCTATTTAGTACAAATATCTTGCCTGCATGATTCCCCATATAGGTCGTGGGAAATCCTGATTTTGTCGGGCCTACATTCCATGCAAAATCTATATCATCCCACGCATCGGTAATATCGTCCCACGTAATGTCGCTTTCTACATTAGAAAACCCCATCGTATGAATCGGCAGGCCGTATGTAGCAAAATTATTATCTTCGTAATTTATCACCACCGCCCTGTCAGGATATACATTACCATCGTCGGGTTGGTCTGCATCGTCAGAAGCGGCGCCATCGGAAGTATAAGTCATTAAGATATGTCTTTCCTCGTCCAATAAAATACTGTTACTGAAAGGAAGCGAGTCCTGATTCCAGTCTAAGACAAAATCAGGAATTAAACTATCAGCCGCAACAACATCCCTGCCATCAGATAATTGAATCCTTGCCGCGCCTACGGCGAACTGACGGTCGTCTTGCGTTACCAAACTCATCTGCGCCACAGAACCTTCGGTATCGGAAACTCTCTCCCACTCGAACGGATTAGTAGAATCGCCTGTCCATGTAAACCGCCATGTACTCCGCTCAAACCATACGTATAATTCATCGCCTATGAAATCCACGGACTTTATGATGTCCGAAGTAGGAGCGTCTTTGAAATTAGCGGTCGACCAACTAAATGGCTGTTTAATATCAGACCATCTTGCACGCTGAAAATAATCCACACCTCTTTCGTTTGTACTGAATGTAATAACCCGTTCTTTGAATACGATTATCAGCAGGCATGAATTTACATCATTAACGCCCGCCCTTGCAACGTCAGTTCCGATGTCTATAGATAGTTGTCTTAAATGAATCCCGTTGTATATCTGGATGGGATTTTTGTTATTGGTTATATAAGTAATATCACTTGCTCCGTCGTGGTTCCAATTCTCAGTCCAGAAGAAATTAGTATTATCGCCGGTAAACGCTTCATCTGAATTCGACGCTATTGCCTTCCCCACAATTTCGGCGGCATTAGCATTGTTCTGCAAATCTTCACCGGCCTGAAACGTGCCTGACACCGTACCTTTATCAAATACAATGGTCCCAAAAGCATCTTGACCGCCGATAGTCCCATAATCTATCATAAGGCCGCCACTGGCGACTGTGGCAGTCACGCCACTCGTAGCGCCTTTTATGACAGCACCTGTGCCGGGCGAAAAGTCGCCTGTTTGATTGGTCTTATTAAATCTAATCTTATTCTTAGTCAAGTCAGAAAACACTTCTTGATTTGCGATTGTTCCTGACTCGACTACAGTGTCAGAGGCTGCATGTTCTATATCAAAAGTATCTGCTGTAGCTGCCTCGATTCGATACGTACCGTTCCAGTCAGCATCTCCTGTAATAGTAATAATCTCATCGGCAGCAAAAAGATGTCCTGTCGAAGTGAACCTTACCACGTTCGGGCTGCCACCCTGGTCAGCGACCGCCGTGAGAACTTTATTTACCAGCCTGCCCGATACAACCTCGTTGATTCTGTTTCGGTCGGCAACGAGAAAATTTTCGGTTGTGCCGGATAAATGATTGAATATCCCCATCACAGGATTAGTCTGCAAAGCGGGATCAAGTGTAGCCGTATTTATTGCAAGTATCTGACCAAACAAAACATACCCTCTGCGTTTTTCAAGAACGCCTCTTTTAATATGGCAATCACTTAAAGTCTCGAACGCATCTTGTGGGGCTAACCATGGGTCACGCCTTGTGTACTTGCCTGTTTTCATATCTAAAATTGGAAAAGGAGTATATGGCATTTAATCTAATTCACAAATTAACATCACGTCTTTATTTCAGTTATTGTTATACTTGAAGATGTTACACCGCCAAGTTTTCTTGCACCATCTACACCATTAAAAGTTGTAGTCCCTGATGAATTTCTGCCTGCTCTCACTTTGAATGTAGTCTCACCTGTAGTCCCTGCGGCCATAAAGTGTGTGAAGTGCATAGAAGGCTCAGGAAAGGTTGTGCCATTCTGACTAAAAGTGCCAGCCAAAGCTCCAGCTGTTGCATCTTGGAACAACGCCATTGTTATAATGGTGTTACCTCCTGTATTTTCTGAAAAATGACCGATAATCTCTATTTTCAATTTGTTGCTGGCATTAGTTGGTGTGATAGCAAGAGTCATATACTCATCACCTTCGGTATTCTGAGGGATTGTATCATCGAAAGGCATTATTGTTGTTCCAGTTGCTACTGCTCCTGTTTGAGTATTAACAACTTGAACAGAACCCCCTGTGTGCGGCGTGTCATCAACATATTTCTTGTTGGCTATCTGTGCATCAGCACCAGGGGCGGCAGTAGTCTTTGTAACCGAAGCATCTGCTAACGTAGTAACACCCGTGCTTTCAAATGTTCCTGCAACAAGAGTGTTTCCGCTTGCGGCCGCTATTGTAAACTTATTTGTATTGACCGCAAAATCGCCAGTTACGCCCAATGTACTGCCAAAAACTCTTGCCGAGCCCAACAATGTCGTAATAATTTCTGTCGAGATAGCCGTCCACGTAGGAGTAGTTGCGGTCAGGATATAAACAGCGTTATCATCGGTATCGACCCAAATTGAACCAAGGTCAGTAGCGGCGAATGCACCACCGTCAACCTGAGTAGTTGGCGCAGAAGCCTGCGAAAATGCTTTAGCGGAACCCTGCGTATGTTCGCCTTGTGCCGCGACAGCCCCGCCAGTAAGAAAACTGTGCTCCCTGCCTATTCCGTCTTCCAACGCAGACCAGTTAGCGAGTATCTGGGGATTGGAATTTCGTAACGAAGTTGACGAGGCCGGTTTGTCTCTGTCGAATGCGCCAAAAACTACTGACACGAAAATACAAAATACTACTGATACTAAAATAAATTGCTTTATTCTATTCTTCATGTTTACCTATCCCCCCTTTCGCCCTCTTACGGCCATAAATGCCTACCAACGCAAAACTCACGATAAGCATTTGCAGTATCAATATCCTCTGATTTCGGGAAGTTGCATAAGCCCAATCGCATAGCTCCTCAGTCGAAAAGTCATAATCAAGCGGAGGGATACTCATTAGCATCCATACACTCAACCCGATAAGGAACATAATTGCTATCTGGGAGATTATTGTCAACGAACGATACCATTTTTTGTTTTTCATAATTACTCCTTTCTCCTGCCAGGTCAATATCCCTTAACCAAAAGCTTTGAATCGACATCTACTATTGTAGAAACGATAATCATTACATCAGCGCCCTCTACATCAAGCGACGCATTCGCAGAACGATTACTGCCCGGAGTTTGTGAACCCCACGAACTAACTACATCTGAAGCAGTTACGGTCACGGCGTCAGCGACCTCAAATCTTGTCATATCCGCGCCTATAGTAGCGTTATTCAAGAAAGTATCGCCATCGCCGCCAATAGTTACATCGAGATTTTCAGATTGAAATGTTCCGCTTTGACTCCTGACGGTAATTACGCCAGCAGCGTCTCCGCCCGCAAAAGTACCGCTTGTTAATGTAATTGATATTACCGTAGCGGTCTCATCGCTCGTTGCGCCTGTCAACAGGTCGCCAGCAACTATAGTTCTTGTTCCACCTGAAGTATAAGCAATCTGGCTGTAGATTGAACTCTGCGTGCCTATAACCCACTCAAGTTGACCGGCATAAACCAATTCAGTGTCAGCTCCCGTAGAGTCCTTGTCTTTGTTGCCGTCGCCCAATGTTCCGAGGTATATCTGGTTTACATAGTCTCCACCATCTGTAATGCCAATTCCTTTGAATTTAATTACGTTCCATCCCCTCGGAATATCGAAGATGGAAATCTCATCGTCACCACTTGACGCAGTAGCTATAGCCGCTTTCACTAATTGGTAGGTGCGCTCTGTGACCGCAAGGTCTGTAGGTTCTGTGCCTGTACTGGTAGTCTCGTCTGCAATTACCCACCTGTACCGTTCCGTATGAACCGCCCCGGGGTCTTTTCGTGCATTGTCTTTGTCAAACTGGAGAGCGGTTTCTGCGCCATATATACTTGCAAACGACAACATCAACACCATTAACAAAATTGTAATCTTACGCATAATAAATCCTTTCTTTTAGTATCTGCCCCTTGTTCGTGCAAAACCAGTATTCTTTTTTGAACTATACCTATGTCTGTATCCAACTGTGCCTGCTCTGTACAAATTGTTTACGTCTGTTGCTGATAAAGCGGTATCATGAATTCTCGCATCACTTAAATCGCCGGTGAATTTCTGGCTCACCATACTTTGGGCCGACCTTGCTCCTATAGTCCATGTATCGTTGGTAGTGGGAAAAAGGTCATTCTCGCCCGATGCTGTACCGACCAAGACACCATCTGCATATAACCGTCTATCGTCTTTGTCAATCCATACTCCGGTAACAAGATGCCATACGTTTAAGGATAGTGCCGTGGAAGCCGTTGGGTCGTTGTCATCAAAAACCCCTCCTTTTGTAACCATGCGTAGAAATCCATTATTTAAGACAACTTCCACAAACCTATCAGCAGCCGCATCCGCAGAACCCTCCAGCGACATAGATAATAGTGTTGCTGTTTGGTTAGAAGCTTGCCTAGCCCATATCGACATCGAAAGAGGATAATCAGCAATTATCTGGTCAGTCTCGGTTATCCATTGTGAGCCATCGAATGATTGACCGGGACCAACCGGGCTGATTACAGTTGTTGTAGCCTTAGCGGGAGTGCCGTGATTGCCGCCAATAAGGTCTTTTACAGAATCCGCACCGGATGTGCCGGTAGGTTCATTCAATTTCCATTGTCCTACAATAGCAGCGGAAACACTGGCTACGCATAATACTAAGAATATAGTTATAAGCTTTCGCATAATACTCCTAAAAACTTCTTTGGACCACTTGGCCTAATAATCTTTTAATCTTATCCGAACGAATCGAACTTAAATATCTTGCAGCCGCGCTTTTGGCATTTGTTGCATCTTCGCCGTTACGCTCTAAAAGTATTACAGCGGGCGCAGCAGCTAAAAAAGGCCCCCACTTGGCGTCACCGGGTACTGCATCGTCATCGGCAAAAGCGGTGGGTCTGTCTCCGATTGACAAGGCTTCAAATTCATATATATCATTTGGTTTTGGTTTAACATATAAATTGCCACCGTATAATAGCGCGGCAAGGGGTTCGCCCCTGTTCTCGAACTTACCATCGGTAAATGTGGCTGTTACGTTATCTGCACTCAAGAAAGTAGTAGCAGGCGTAAAAGCACCATCTGACTTGGTTACAGTAACGTAACCCATATAGGCACTATCGGAATCAGATGTATTCAAGGCATCAAGGGCTATCCTTGGTGTCGCATAACCCGTACCGTTATCGTTAGCCGCCGCCACGGTAATATCTCCGTCAGTATCTATCTTTAACGACCATGCGCCATATAAACCAGCGGGAATAGCGTCGCCGGTCAGAGCTACTTCGCTCGTAGCCTTAGAATAAGACTTTTCTTGAATTCTGTAATCGAAAGCACCGTGTTTGACTTTCGCGGTATCGCCCGTACCTATCGCGAGATTCGGGTCGGTAATAAACTGCTCGTCTTTGAATTGAATGCCGAGATGCGAACTTGTTACAGTAAAGTTACCACCGTGCAAGAAATGGCCGCGATGATAATAGTCGTGAGTGCCAAAAAACAACTCCCTGTCCCTGAATAACTCAATCTGTCTGCCATTGATAGTAACAGGGTCATCTAATCTATCTATGTCACTTGCGATAGAATAAATACCATCGTCGGTTGCCGACATTGCCTGTGTGATAAAAATATCGAACCTGTCAACTTTAGCATCGGATGGAAAGTGATTTACATAATAATCGTTAATCTCTTTATTGACGTCAACATCGGTAATCTGCGCAGTCGAAGGCCGCCCGGTTAATTCTCGAAACAAGGCCCGTATTTCAGAAAGCTTCCATGTTTTGGTATCTACCATTACTTGTCCTTCTTAGGTTTCTTGTCTTTGAGGAATTGCTTCAAAGACTTACCTTCGGCCTTGGCCGCTTTTGCGTGCTCTTACCATAATAACCTCGAAAAAAGAGAGGGGGTTTTAAAGCCCCCGCCCTATGTTTCGACTTATCCTTCAGCTTGTAACCTGAACGGTACCTCATCGGTTTCGCCGGTACTGCCGGTTTGTACGTTATCAGCGGCAAGAGCCAGACTAAAATCATAGCCAGCAGTAGAAGTGCTGGTATCGACAGCCGTAATTAGTCTGTTCCTTACGACAAATACACCATCACCTTCTTCATCAATGGTTAGTCCAGTGGCGTTTATGTAATTGTCGGTGATCCAACAGTTACTTGATTGAGTTTCGTCCCAATCTATGCCAATGCCAGCAGTCATAATGATATTATTGGTAATCCTGCAACCAAAAATCCGGTTAGTGTCATCAACAATCTTAATC